ATCGGTTCCCCCGCTGATGATGCGCGCGATCGCCGCGGAGATCGAACGGTATATCCTGAAGCCGGCCGAGCGCGTGGGACTTCCTCCCGGCCGGGTTCCGCCTATCTCGAAACGTTCTCCCGTAGGGCGGGAGGCCGTACGGTGAGTAAGGCGTCGAGCCGGAAGCACCAGCCGAGAGGGCAGAAATGGCGATTCGACGGGGAAGTGACTCGGGTGTTCGATGATATGCTCGCCCGATCGATCCCGCAGTATGACGTCATGCGAGATGCGGTGACGGCCCTCGCTGTCCGTTATGCCGATCCCCGCCGCGGCGCGATCGTCGATCTCGGGTGTTCCCGTGGAGAGGCCCTCTACCGAGTCATGTCTCGCTTAGCCTTCGCGCGTCGATATAGGTATGTCGGGGTCGAAGCAAGCATTCCGATGTTCCGCGCCGCCCGCCAGCGGTTCGCCGGAGTGTCCCGCGCCGATAACGTCGACGTCCTAAACCTGGACCTGCGGACGGACTATCCGGCCCATCCAGCGAGCGTAACGATGGCTATCCTGACGTTGCAATTCATTCCGATCGAACATCGGCAGCGTGTCGTCCGTCGGGCGTACGAAGCCGGCGGCGCCTTCATAGTAGTCGAGAAGGTTCTCGGATCTACCGCTGAACTCGACGAGACGATGGTCGACGAGTACCTCAAACTGAAAGCCCGGAACGGTTACGGCCGGGAGGAAATCGAACGGAAGAAGATGTCACTAGAAGGCGTTCTGGTCCCCGTGACGGCCCGATGGAATGAAGAAATGCTACGGGCGGCCGGGTTCAACCAGATCGAGTGCTTTTGGCGCTGGATGAATTTTGCTGGGTGGGTTGCGGTGAAGTAAAGGAGGAAGCCATGGATCAGGAACTACAGCACAAGTACGACGCTCTTAAGGAAAAACTCGGCCGCACGCCGAAGACGCTGGAGTTCGCCGCGGAGTGCGGCAAGTCGTACTTTTGGGCCTACACGCAACTGAAGGCGGCGGGACTCCTGAGGCCCAGGGGAAAGGCCTCCGGGAAGCCCGGACGCAAACCGGGGCGCGCCAGGAGGGCGGGGCGCAGCCTGGCCGTTCGGCAAGAGCGCGGCGCGGAGCAGCCGATCGCGGGGCCGGCCGGGATCCGGATGAAGGCCGCGACGGACAAGTTCCTCCAGGAGATCGCCGGCAGCTGCCGCGACCTGCTCGAGGAGCAGGCGAAGGGGATCCAGCAGACGACGATGCAGGGACTGCACGCGGTCATGGAGCAGATGGAGGCCCGCGCCGGCCGCGGTCTCTGCGTGGTCTGCGGGGAGAAGCCCGTCACCAGGATCGGTCAGCTGATCTGCGACGCCTGCACGGCCCACAAGAGGATGACCGGGCGAAGCGCCGCCAAGGTTTGATAGCATACAGTCAGATGGTCCGTTCGCTGCCGGAGGTTATATCGGCCGAAGGACACTCCAGCGACGCAAGCTCGGGGGAGGTTTCCGGGGTGGTTCCTGGTGGCTGACCGAACCCGGGGCGGACCGCCTGAAGGGAGAAGACGAAAATGGCGAATAAGGTGATCGTGCCGGGCGAACCCGAGGGAGATCCGGCGCCCAGACCGAAGCGCGACTTCCAGCTGACGGTAGCGAAGGCCGAGGCTATCCTAAACGACCCGACGCACCAGGGCGTGTGCGCGCTGAACCGCTGCGAGAAGTACGAGCTGGCCGGCGACATCGTCTATCTGGCCGGGCAGATAGCGGCCTACGACCAGTTCAAGATCCGGGCGACTCAGGTACTCGCGGCGGCGATCAAGGTGAACATTCGACCCGACGCCGACAACCTCGCCAGACTTAAGGCGGCGATCGCCGACTGTCCGGAGATGAGGGACGCCTCGGCGGCGGTCGAGAAGCTGGAGAAGGCGTCGGCGCCTCCGCGGGGAAGTGCGTGAAGATCCGCCTGCCGTTGGTGCTGGCCGCCGTGTTGCTGTTCAACCCCTCCGCGCTTCCCGTGCCGCTGGACGAGCAGCTGGTGTACATCAGGTGGGTGCGCTTCCGGTACAACCTGACCGACTACGCCGAAGACCTCCTCCGGGCGCAGCTGAGGAAGGAAAACGGTCGACGCGGCAGCGAGGCGGGGATGAACCCGATCCGGCCGACCAGCTACGAACACCCGGGGGATCCCCAGGCATACGCGGATCCCACGGCGCCGTCGGGATCCGAGCAGCACGGCCGGCTGGCCAGGAGGATCCTCGGCGACCTGCAGAGATGGGTCCTGGAAGATCCCCAGAGGAGGGCCGACTTCCTGATCTGGTATTCGGCCCGGTACCTGGCCGGGGGGAAGAAAGCAGATTGGGCGTACTTCCGGGAGCTGCAGAAAATCTACAAGCAGGAACGCGAGGAGAGGAAGGAGAGGATCCGGGCGGGCCGCGAGTACGACCCGCTCAAGGAGGGGGAATGAAGGGCACCGGGTTTGTTGCCAAGTTTGTTGAACTCGAGGGTAACGTGACGAAGGAGCGTCCGCCGACAGCCGAGGAAGCGGCGGCCGGGGTAAAGCGGGTCATCGAAGGCTTCGAAGTAACCGGGGTTAGCCTCGTTCCGAAGTGTCCATACTGTGGCGGCCGCGGCTATCCGGGGGACTGCGACGTCTGTCAGATGAATCGACGGGCGAGGGAGGGCCGTTAACAGCATGAATCGGGCGCTCGTAATAGTCGCCGCCATCGGGATCCTCTGCTCGTCGTGTTGCGGGATCCAGGTGCGGCACGGGAAGACCCGCAACGACGCGGCGATGGTCGGCCTCGCGACGATCTTCCTGCTCGTGGCGCACGAGGCATGGCACCCGAGACCGCCGGCGCCGTGTCGCGAGGAGTTCTGGTGGTACCGCCGCAGCTACGACCGGGAGCACATACCGTGGCGGTGAAAAAGCATCCCGGAGGCCGGCCGAAGTGGATCCCGACCCCCGAGCAGGTCGAGGACATAGAAACGATGGCCAAGAAGGGCCTGACGCTGGAGCAGATCGCCGGAAACCTCGGGGTCTCCTACGTGACGCTGAACGCCCGGTCTAAGGAGTTGCCAGAGATTCTTGAGGCCCTAAAAAGAGGCAAGGCTAGGGCGATCAACCTGGTGGCCGGGAAGCTCTATCAGCAGGCCCTCCGGGGGATCCCCGCGGCCATGATCTTCTGGCTGAAGAACTGTGCCGGCTGGAGAGACCGGCAGGAGCACTCGACCCCACCCGGCCAGCCGTTCGAGGTCGTCCGGAAGGAACCGACCGTGGATGAAGACGCCGAAACCGCCAGCGTACTGGACAAAGCGTTTAAGAGCTGATCGGAAGCTCCGCCGGGCGTTGCGTCCCCGGCTGAACGAGTACATCCCGATAACCCCGACCCCGCAGCAGAGGGCCTTCCTCCTGCTCGAGTGCCGGGAGGCCTTCTACGGGGGAGCGGCGGGGCCGGGGAAGTCCTGGGGACTGCTGGCCGCCGCCCTGCAGTACGTGGACGTCCCGAACTACCGCGCGATCATCCTGAGGAGGCAGCTGGAGGATCTGCGTCTCCCGGGGAACCTGATCGACATAGCGCACGAGTGGCTCGGCGGCACCGACGCGGTCTGGCACGAGGCCAAGCACTACTGGAAGTTCCCGTCCGGGGCCGAGCTGCACTTCGGTCACATGGAGCACGAGCGCGATAGGTTCAAGTACAAGGGGACGCGCTGGCACTTCGTCGGGATAGACGAGCTGACGCAGTTCACGGAGATCATGTACACGTACATGCTGACCCGGCTCCGCAAGGTGAAGGGCGACCCGATCCCGGTCAGGCTGCGGGGAGGGTCGAACCCGGGGGACGAGGGCCACGAGTGGGTCAGGGAGAGGTTCGTCGACCCTCGGCCCGAAGGCCGGACGAACCAGATCTACATTCCCGCGACGATGCTGGACAACCCCCATCTCGACGTCGAGGACTACCTCAAGGGCTTCGAGGGAGTGGATCCAATCACGCGGCAGCAGCTAGTCGACGGGGACTGGAGCGCCCGGGAGGGCGGAGGGAAGTTCAAGCGGGAGTGGTTACGGTTCGTGGACGAGGCCCCGGCCGGGATCGAGGCCGTCTGCCGCGGGTGGGACCTGGCGGCGACCGAGAAGAAGCCCGGGAAGACCCCCGACTGGACCGTGGGCCTCTCCCTGGCGAAGGTAGACCGGAACTACTACGTCCTGGACGTCGTCCGCCTCCAGGGAACTCCCCTGACGGTCGACAAAGTGCTGCTCCAGACGACCCAGATGGACGGGGAGATGCACGGGGAGATGCTCGAAGTCGCGATCGAGCAGGAGGGCGGCGCCTCCGGGGTGAAGGCGGCGGGGGACTATGTTACACTGCTAGCAGGATATGACGTCCACGCGGAAAGGCCGAAGGTCTCCAAAAAGCTCCGGGCGAACCCAGTCTCGGCTCAGGCCGAGGCCGGCTTCCTCTACGTCGTCCGGGGACCGTGGAACAAGAAGTTCGTCGAGGAGCTCGAAGCCTTCCCCAACGGTAGCAACGACGATCAAGTCGACGCCCTTTCCCTCGCCTTCGGCCGGCTCACCGGAGGCCCGGGTCTCATCGAGTTCGCGCGCAGAGCCTACGAGGCGCAGCAGAAGCGTAAGCTCGCGGCGCAGGGAGGACTGAGAAATGGCTGACGAGGAAACCGGCAAACCGATCGCCCAGGCCCTGATCGACCAGATCTCCGGCATGGCGCAGCAGACGCGGGACGGAACGTGGATGGGACCCGGGAAACCTCCCCTCCCGATCGCCCAGGAGACGCAGGGCCGGGTTATGGACTACCGGCCCGGCCGGAACGTGAACTACCAGCCCAGGGCAGAAGAACCGGTCTCCTTCTCGACGCTCCGCGGGCTGGCGGACAACTGCAACCTGCTCAGGCTAGTCATCGAGACGCGGAAGGACCAGGTCGAAAAGATCCCGTGGCGGGTCAAGCTCATGCGGGACCGGGACGAAGACGGACGAAGGATCCAGGTCGACGAAGAAACCAAGAGGAGAATCGCGGAGGTCGAGCACGTGTTCAGGTTCCCGGACGGCCAGCACTCCTTCCCGACGTGGATGAGGATGCTCATGGAGGATCTACTGGTGATCGACGCGCCCTGCGTCGAACCGCGGAGGAGTCTGGGCGGCCAGCCGATCGGCTTCGACCCGATCGACGGCGCGACGATCAACCGGATCCTGGACGCGGACGGGAGGACGCCGATGCCTCCGGATCCGGCGTACGTGCAGGTGCTCAACGGAACCCCGGCGAACTGGCTGACCGTCGACGACATAGCCTACGTGCCGCGGAACCTCCGGACCAACAAGGTCTTCGGATACTCGCCCGTGGAGCAGATCGTCCTGACGGTGAACATCGCCATCCGGAGGGACCTCTCCCGCCTGGACTACTACACGCAAGGGACGATCCCCGACGCGCTGATCCAGGCGCCCGAGAGCTGGACCCCGGAACAGATCGCGAAGTTCGACAAGTACTTCACGAGCCTGATGGAGGGCAACGCCGCGGAGCGGAGGAAGGCGAAGTTCATCCCGGGCGGCGAGGTCGTGTTCAGCAAGGACTTCATCCTCAAGGACGAGGCCGACGAATGGTTCGCGCGCATGATCGCGTACGCCTTCAGTCTGCCGCCGACCGCCCTGGTGCAGCTGGCCAACCGGTCGATCAGCGATAACATCCGGGAGCAGGCCCTCGAGGAGGGCCTCGTCCCGCTGCTGCAGTACCTCAAGAGTTTCCTCGATCTCCTGATCCAGCGGTACATGGGCCAGGAGGATCTGGAGTTCGCCTGGATGGACGAGAAGGACGTCGACCCGAAGACGAAGATCGAGATCGCCTCGATGCAGATGAAAGACGGCATCAAGAGTCTCGACCAGGTCCGCCAGGAGAACGGAGAGGACCCGGTCGGGGTCGGTCCCCTGATACACACGGTCTTCGGCATCTTCACGCCCGAGCAGATCGCCGGCGGGTTCGTGCCGGGATCCCCGGCCGAGGCGGACGGGGCGTTCGACTCGATAGAGACCGAGGAGGTCGAGGGGCCGGAAGCTCCGGAGACGATCGAGGGCGTCGCCGCCGTCGTGGAAGGTCGGGCGGAAAAAAAAAGACCAGAACGGTTAGGCGGCGGCCCAACAAGGCCGTCGGTTCCAACGCGGCCAAGCTGACCAAGACGGTCTCGCGCTTCCTGAAGGCCGAGGGCCGGAGGATCGGAGATCTCGTCGCGCGAACCTTCCCGCAGACCCAGACCGGGGACGTGCGCGCCGAGTCCAAGCGGCAGTACACGAAGGAGGAAATCGACCAGTTCGTCAAGGATCTCGACCTGTCTGGCTGGTCGGCGTTGGCGGACCCGGTCGAGGCCGGATCCCTGGCCGTCGGGGCGGCGGCCGTCAGGAACGTGGTCTCGCAGCTGAAGGTCGGCGACCGCGACAAGATCACCAGGGCGACCGAGGAGGTCGTGCGGCAGGCCAGGCAGCGCGGCGCCGAGCTGGTCGGCATGAGGCGGCTGGAAGACGGAACGCTGATCCCGAACCCCAACGCCAAGTGGACCATCACGAAACCCACCCGGAAGAACCTCCGCGCGAAGATCGTCAACGCCCTCGACCAGGGGATGACCGGGGAGAAGCTCGCCAAGGAGATCGCCTCGAGCGAGTCCTTCACGATCGGGCGCGCCCGGGCGATCGCCAGAACCGAGATGAGGTTCGCCAACGTGCGGGGCAACCACGAGATGTGGGAGAAGTCCGGGGTCGTCGTCGGTCACGAGTGGCTGCTGTCCAACCACCACTGGTCGAAGGTGCCGGAGGGCGACATCTGCGACGTCAACGCCGCCCAGGGCGTCGTGAAGATAGGGCAGAAGTTCAAGTCCGGCCACTTCGGACCGCCGGCCCATCCGTACTGCGAGTGCGGCGAGGCGGCCGTGGTCAGGGATCAGGAAGGCTGAAACGGTCGACGTTTCGGGGTCGGTTGACAGGCCCCGGCCCGGTTGTTAACATCAAACCATGCCCGCCGACATAGACGCCTGCGTCGAAGCCCTGAAAGGGAAGCCCGGGGTCGACAATCCCCACGCCCTCTGCAACTGGATGAAGGCCAACAAGAAGGGGTTCTTCGCCGCGAAGGGAGGCGGGAAGATCTCCGACGCCGACCTGGCGGCCGCCATCGACGCAACCTCCCGGATCTCGAGGACCGTCCCCGTCCTGGACTGCGCGGACGACGAGCGGATCTTCGTTCCCTTCACCCGCCTGAACAAGGGCAAGCGGATGGTCTACGGCTACGGCGTGACTACCGAGAGGCCTCGCTCGGGGCGGATGCCGCTGACGATGGACGCCATCAAGGACGCGCTTCCGGCGTGGATGGAGTTCCGGAACATCCGGGAGATGCACCAGCTGTCCGCGGTCGGCAAGGCGCACGAGGTCGAGATCGACGAAACGGGAGCGTGGATCGGAGCGAAGATCACCGACGACAAGGCCTGGGAGAAG